TAGTATTGTATTACCTCTGCAGTACCTGCAGCTGTAATATTAAATACTGTAATCCAGTTAGTCTGATTTGCGTCTATAGCATCAAAATATAATGTTAACTCTGTAAATTCATTTTCTCTAGCAATAGCTTTATCACTATCATTAGGAATCATAAAAGTTATAGCATCATATCCCAATGTAGCAGACGGAACAACTGGTGCAATAGCCGTACTTGTATAAGTATCTGGAGTATTTAAGAATGATCCTGCTCTTCCGTGATACCCATGCATAGCTTGAGTTTCTTTCTCTGCAGACATAACTTGGTGGTAGTTACCTGAACCTTCTACTCTAGCAGTAGTTGCTAAAGTATTAGCAGTAGCACCAGCAAAGTTTACACAATCAAACTCGTGACCAAATTCTGAAGCAGTAACTGTAACAACAGCAGCAGCAGAAGTGGCAGTAAAGCCATACTTTGCTCCTTTTGTGTTAGCAGCAGCAGCTAAAGCTGTAGCTATTGTTGTTGTAGTATCACCTGCAACCTCAACATATTCAACTGTACAAATTTTATCTGTATAGCTCCAGTCCTCAGTAGCAGAATTGATTACTTTATCATAACCAATGTCAGTTCCACGTCTTACTAATTTAAAAGAGTGAATTGTTCCAACACCAGCAGCAGCTACAACAGTAATAGCGTGAGCTTGTAATACTGCTTGTGTGTATGGTGTATAGATACTTTTTACTCCTTTTAATGGAAAAATTTGACCAAATAATGGATAAGAACCTGCGCCTTTTCCTTGTACAAATTGTATTCTATCTGCACTTACTAATGCGGCAGCAGCTTGCCATGCGTTTGCGTTTAAATCCCAAATACCAGAATGACCAGCAGGAGCAGCTGTAATTGCCCCAGCAGTATGTATATCAGCGTTTGCGATAAATGTTAATCTTGACATAATTTCTATTTTTTATCAATTAATATTATTCAGATTTTAGTACTTCTACAGACTGAGTCTGGTACCGAGGATCTGAGATTGCCTCAAGCAAACTATTGATAGTCATATCAACAATTTCTTGATGTGTGTAAAGGGGTAGATCACAATCTACTCCGTTAATTACATCTACTATAGCAGGATACCTTAAATATGTAATTTTTACATTAGATACTACAAATGTATTATCAGTATACATATCTAAGTTATTATCTATAATAGTATATAAAGGTTTTGTATATTGAGTTGTGTTGAATGGATCTTGAAGTAATTCAAATACATCATCATGCTGAACAAATTTAGCTCCTGAAGAAGTAGTTGTTCTATTAGAAGTAAGAGTAAGATTACCCTCCCAATCATATATAAGATTACCATCATCATCAGTTAAATATGTTCCTACTAATCTTGTAGTACCTGTAGTATATGTACATATCCAATCATAACCTAAATCTAAACAATTATCATATTGATCTTGTAGAGTAGCGCCTGGTACTGTACTACTACAGGCGCATGCAACTAGATCATATATATATTCCCATTCAACTGGGTCACATCCTGCATATTCAATTAAACTTCTAACATTAAGTAAATGTAAATAATCTTGATTTCCAAGTTGGCTACCAGGAGTTGGAAGAGTAAAAGAATCGATGTGATGCTTTGGTCCAATCTGTCCTTTATAGGCAGTTGGTGCAGAATATTCTACAACTAGTGTACGTAGATCATCTATTCTTTTCTGTGACTCTTCAAATCCCTGTTTTTTTAAATTACTTAATTTACTATAACGCTGAGCTACAAATCTTTCTATATTCTTATTTATTTCAAGATCTATTTCTTGAGGTAGGAATATATCAACTTGAAAACTGTTAATTTTCTGTAACCCTTGGTTTATAGCGATATGCATTTGTGCAATATTCATTATACAACAGCCTCTTTAAGTTTAACCCTTAAAATAGTTAAAGTACCAGAGTTCTTTTTGTTCTTAAGATACACAACTGCATCTTGCATACTTTCTCCAATTACTTCATCTAAATATACAACTTGATTACCAATTCTACGTAATATACCAGCAGATACCATTTCTTCTATTTCAGCTTTAACTTCAAGATTTTTGTCTGTAGCAACTTTAAAGAATTTTTTAGGATTATTATTCTTTAAATCATACAAAGCATTTTCTTTTTGAAGTAAAGTTAATTTATCTGGATTTCTATCTGTAGCTAGTATTCTTAGAATTCTCGTCATTTTTTTATCATCTGCAGTAACTTTAATAAATTCTTTATCTGCATCTTTTCTGATTTGTATCTCATTATTCTTTTTAATAAGATCTCTTGTTGTATCATGAATATAAAATCTATGAGTAGAATCCATACTCTCTTTGTTTAAGGCAACATGGGGATGTTTTAAAGCAAACTTGTATTTTAAATAATCCTCTATGTTGAATGGTTTATCATCTTCATCTGTACTCACATCAAGAGTTATCCCTTCAAATGGTATAGATAATGATAATTCAGACCAAAACTTTTTAGCATGTTTAACGAAATCATTATGATCTGGTCCTACATCTAGGATTCCATCTAATAAATCTTTCTCTTCTTGACCTTCAACACCTCGTAGAGGTTGACGGCCTACATAAATACTGCCTAATTTTGTTTTGGCACTAACACGAACTTCTTTAGGTAAATGTCCCATAAGTTCTTTTCTTCTTAATATTACTGTTTTTTTCATAATTATAGTTCTTTTAAAGTTTTAATTAGTGGGTGTAAAGAATAACTCCCCGGTATAAAATAGGTATAAGGGGGGTAGACACACCCCCCTCTTACCAAGGAAACTAAATAATAACCTACGATGCAACACATTGTAGATCCAACGAAGTGTCAAATCTCTTTAACACTATACCTGCAGTTTTTAGCATGTGAACTGACGCACCGTCAATATCAGACGCTCTAGTATCAGAACCAGAGAATCCTCTAGGTACAACAGATCCAGCAACTGCCCATCTCATCATCTCACGTCCTTTCTTGTTAATCATTTGTACGTTAGCTTGGCCATCGTAATTAGATTGATCAACAAAAATCATTCTGTAAGACTCCATAGAATAACCTGTAACAGGATGCTTCGATCTAGCTTGAGCAACTGGTCCGTGATCAAACATAGGAACTTTAACAACATTTACAGTATGACCATCTACATGCTCATAAGAAGTGAAGTATCCAGTTAAACCTAATGATCTACCTGATCCAGTGATAAATCTAGTCTCACCCCCTCTCATCCAAGTACCACCACCGGTACTGAAGAAGTTTTTAAGGGCTGTATCAAATTCTCTTGCACCACCAATACCTGTATAAAGCGTAATTTGCTTTGAAGTAGCATCAGTCATACCATAGAATAAGTCACCTATCACATTTAATAATTTTGCTTCAGTCATAGTAGAGTAAGTATCTTTATTGATGATTTGTTGAAGTAGACCAGGTCCAGTGATTACTGGTTGACCATTTTCATCTTTCATCGCAGTTACTCCATTACTATCGTAAGTTTTCTCACCATACCAATAAAGTAATTCACACTCTTCTTTAAACCTAAGCATGTGTTGGTACTCTTCATAATCCATCCAAAGTTTAGTAGTTTTTCCTCCTTTCGTTGGAAGAGAGAATTCAGCTACATAATCTTTAGCATTACCAGCAAAGTGGTAAGATTTTCTGATTGTACCAATTTTGTTACGAACTAATCCAGGAGTTGACCAGTTAGAAGCGTTACCTCTAGAGAAGTCTAGTCCTACATTAGCATATAATTGAGCCCACATTGCGCCCGCAGCTATATCTGCTGCTGGAGCTACTGCTGCTGCATCTGGCTCAATTAACTGTAACGTGTAGTCCCAGTTTGATCCATTTTGCACAGGCTCAGACATGATTCTTGCTTGTACTCCAGACTCTGAAATAAGAGTGTATGGAAATACAAACCACTTGTCAGGGAATGTTAATGTAAAAGGAGCTCCGCCAGTACCATTACCTACATTGGCAATAACCGGTCTAATATTAACTTCGTGAGTTTTTACTCGGTACTCATATTCATATCTATCAATAGATTTTACGTTACCAACTCCCTCTGTTAACATTGTTAATGGAAATCTTCTATCTTCTTTCCCTGCAAGATGTGTAATAATTGGAGAAAGCTCTGCTGGCTTTTCCATTAACGCATTTGCCAAACTATTCGAGTCTGTCATTTGCGCATCGTTATAAAACGTTTTTAATACTTGCATTTTAATTCAATTTTAAATGAGGTCCCTATCTCCTCGTTCCGGGAAAACTCACTAAGACATTAACGATCCAAAATCTAAATCATTCAAATCTAAGTTTGTTTTTGCTTTTGTTTTCTTTTTTGCACTTTTCAAAGTAGTCTTACTAGCTTTTGTGATTCTATCTTTTAAAGATCTAGTTTGTTGACTCTTTGCTTTTGTTGCTATTATATCTTTTAAATTTAATCCTTTAAACATTAAGTAGTCCATAAGAAGTCTTTGTTCTTGTGAAGCTCCTTGTCTATCAATCATACTTTGTGTATGCCCATTCTTATTCACAGGAGTTGATATATATTTAAAGAACTTATTTTTTTCTCTATTTGGTATTGTTATTCCAGCAAATTCATTTGTTTCTTGAATTGTTTTGTGTATACCAGTCCAAAATTTTTGTTCTTCTTCACGCGCTTTAATATTTTGCTCTTTTTGTTGTTGTAGCATATATTCTCTTTGCTTCTTTTGAGCATCTGTTAACGCATTTTTAGCTAATTCTGCTTTAGCAAATAATTTTCCTGAATCTTCATAATCTTCAATTAACTCTTTGATCATGCCATCATCATGTCCTTTAGCTCTAAAATAATTAGATAAAACAACTTTTTGCATCGGAGTATCTTTTTCAGTAAGTTCTAATTTACCATAATCAGATTGTGGATCATTAGCTCTCATAAAATTTTCTGACTGTCCTCCATTCATAACATATTCTAAATGTCTTTGAACGAGCGGAAAGTTTTCCATTATATTATCAAGCTGCTCCTCTGCTAATTTATTTGCTACATCTAAAGTTAAAGTCTTTAATCCTTCAGGAGTATCTTCATAATCATATTCTCCTTCAAATCCTAAAGATTCTAAAACTTCTCCTACTACAGATTTCTCGTCAGTCTCTTTTGATTCAGGTTCAGCATTTTCTTTTTCAATTGCTTCTAATCCGTCTTCAATTTCTTCTTTATCAACATCATCTTTATCAGTTGGTTCAATAATATCTGTATCTTCTGTTACTGCCTTAGATGCATCTTCATCTAATTCATTTTCTGCAGAAGTTTTATCTAATTCAACTGCTTCAGGTTTTGTTTCTTTAATTGAAGTATCAGTCTCATCTAATACTTCTAATGTGTCTATACTATCTGTATCTGCTGACACAATATCATCAAACGATATATCGTTTAAATCTAGCTTTTCTTCATTGTTTGGTGTTTCCATTTTTTACAAATTTAGTTATTAATTTAGTTTGTTTTACACTAGTATTATATTTAATAAATAACTTTATTATATAACACTTTATTTTTTTCCTTTTTTCAGAAACCAATTATTTATACTTGGTTGCTGGTATGTAGCTGGTGTTTCTATAACTGTACCAACTTTTCCTCCCATAGGAAGGCTGTCTATTCCTGGAGGTACAGATCTATATGATTGTACAATATTTCCATCATTATCTTGTTTAGTTATATTAATATTATGAGTCATATTTTTTGTAGTGAAATCTTCAGATGAATTTTCAAAAGTCATAGCTGTATTTCCATCAGATCCTATCAATCCTTTATTTTTTTGTTCATTAGTAACTGCCTTCTCCATATGCATAGCTAGTATCTCCGAGTAAGATTGTCTACTCGCAATAGCATGTTTTAAAAGATCCATTTCTATACTCAACTTTCTGTTGTATTATTTGGTTTTTCTTTTGCTATTTTTTCATTACTTTCTCTATCTGCCTTTGCTTCTTCTGCTGAAGCTTCTCTCTCTGCTTGTGCATTACGATTATCACTCATAGTTTTAGTAAGATCTGACCTTTCTTTACTTAAAGTAGCTTCTCTACTTTCTTTTATTTTTTCTCTATCAGTTCTATCTTTAATACTACTAGTATTCATATCAGCTGATATTTTTTTATCATCTGTATCACTTTTAATATTAGCTATCTTTAATTGTGTTTCACTATTAAGTTCTGCAATATCTAATTTATTTTGTCTATCTTTTTCATTTTGAACATTCTCATTCTGCATCTTAGCTTGTTCTGCTTCTAATTTAGCATTCTCCATTTCTTGTTGAGCTTGCTGTTGTTGTTGAGCTAACTCTTTCATTGACTCCTCTGCATCTCTAATTTTATCTTTCAATTGTGTAAATGATTGTGTATCTATCATGTCAGCAACTGTAGATGCAGGCACTCCATTTTGAATCATTGATTGAGATAATCCTTCTAATTTTTGTAATTTCTCTTGCTCTGCTCCTCCTGCAGTAATAAAAATACCATAATCAGATTCTGAATGTGTTAAAGGATCTGCAATTAAATAATCTGTAGTTCCATCTGGCATAACATACATACTTTTCTTACCTGTTAACCAAGCTTCTTTAGAATAATCTAATAATGCTTGCATATCTTTTTGTTCTAACCTTGCAAATTTTCTAAATATATCTTCTGTAATATGAGATGACTGTACAATAGATTGTTGTGAAGAAGCTTTACCTTCATATTGTCCTACTTGTCCTTGTCTTTGTCTATTAACTCCAGATAACTTTTCCCATTCTTCCATAATAGCTTGTAATAAAACTATATATTGTTCTATAGTTTTAATTGACATATCCATTACAGATTGATGTTGAGGATTTAATTGTATTCCTTCTTTATTATAATCTACCCAAGCAATACCTGTACCTTCAACAAAATACATAAACTTATCCATATCCCATTTCTTAGGGATCATATTAATATCAAATTGTGCTATTATATCTTTACTTCTTGCTATTGCAAGTTCCAATCTATATTTATATATATTATAATTTAATTGATAAGGAATTCCTAAAGATACCATAGATATATTATCAGAATTTGTATCTGAATATCTTACACCATTTACTGGTAATTTACATTTTGATGGATTATCTATTGTTCCTCTTTGATTAGCTAGTGGTCTAATGTTAACATATATATCTTCATCAATTCGTGTTCCTTCCCATACTTCATTTACCCATAACCATTCAACATTTCCTCCTAATTCTTTCATTTCATCAGGAAGTATAAATCCATCCTCTACTTGCATTTCCTCCACAGAACCTGTTAAAGGATCTAAATATGTTAAGAATCCTATACGTTTTCTAGACTTCCAATATACAGTGATAACTTCTAATAAATTACCTCTTGTAGCGTTATTTGGATTAGTTTT